GATTGAAAGCATAGATGTTCAGCTTCATGGCCTTGTTCCAGTCTCCTCCATAGTATTCTTTTGCGATGATGTCGAATACTTCTTCCCACTGATACCGAGAAGGAGCAGCGACCTTGTCACTCTTTCTGTTGTCATTTGCTTTACCGTGTATAGCTTCATTGATCGTTCTGCTTTTCGCAAAAAAAAAGCGCAAGCCTCCAAAAATACCTTCAATTCCATGTGATCAGCGAAGTCATTGTACCGCTCCCGGATAGGGTTCAATAGATTATCATTCTCATCCACATCACCATACACTGCACCCTTTGGAAAGTAGAACATACAGGCCAGCTGCACAGGATCTCTGTTGATGTCCATCTTCGAGAAGTCAGCGTGCCATGCCACCCCTACCTTCTCAGGGTTAATGATCTCGTAAACCTTCCCTCCGAGGGTGATCTCCTTTGCAGGATTCCCCACATGAATGTCGGCATACAGCTCGATGATATGATTGCACATCTTCTGAATATCCATCGCATCGATAGTGTATGCCTTCTTCCGGGAGATCCCGAGAAAATCAGCTACAAAATCAGCCCTCTCCATGATGCCCGTCAGGCTCTCAAGATCAGCCGATGCCATGTGAGGGAAATGCTTTATCCTCAGATCAGCCGATGTCTTTGGTAATTTGTACGCTTTCATACTTACTAAATCGGTTTAGTACTATTATTATTATTATATTATTACTTACTTATTTATTTATTTTTAGCTATACTATAAGCATAAATAAGCATCTGTTGTTGTCTTTGATCATTGTATATTGACAGCCGGTCTATCTTTACGCTTTTGCTTTTGTGAATCCTGATAAAGGCTTCCACTACATAACACATATTATCTATGTCCCTGATGCTCATCTTTTAAAGATACTAAATAGAAGCAAAATACTTACCCTTTGAGGGTAGATTCTTTCGTGCCTGGTTATACAATGCCATACTCATCACCGTGTCATCATGGATGCCTTCAGGAGCTGAATACTTCACAGCCCTGCTCTTTGGATCGAATACATAGGTGAATGCTTCAAGCTCATCAATAAGGTACTCCTCATCCGGGATGGTGAGCTCCATCTGCTCGAAGCTAACCGCAAGATCCTCGATCATGATGGGTTTACTTTTCGATGTGGTAGTGAATGGATGAGCAAGGTTCCCTACCTTCTTTTGTAGCATCTCAAAGAACACATCCCCTTGATTATTGATCTCGACAAAGGTCCCGCAGTTGTATTGCCTTATCACCTTTGCCACCTTGTCAATGATATTGGACCAGTCATCATGCCTCCATCTCTCCACATGACAGATTGCACCATTGCGATCACCTACCGTGAGCACCGTATAGTCATCAGCTCTACCGATGTCAAGCCCTGCATACAGCTTCCCGGAAGGGGATGCCTTACCGATGCACTCCCTGACATTCTTGAATAGACCACTGGCACCATCGATAAACTCAGCAAGGTATTCCTGCCTGAAGATGTGTTCAGGAACATTTGTGCGGATGCTATCAATCTCACGGGGATCGATCATCGGGTTGTCATAGGAGCTGAACCTGAAGAACCGGTATCTGTCATCCTGATGCCTGAGAAGGGATAGCTTATACATCATTCGCTTGCCTTTGGGTGTTGAGATGAATACTACCTTCTTTCCCCTTACCAATACCGTAGGCTGAAGCACCTCCTCCCAAGTGTTGTTCTTCATGAAGTCGAACTCATCGAGGACCAGGAAGTCGAATGTGTTACCTCGGATGTTGTCAGGTCTTTCCGCTGAATAGAATGTGATCTGTGAATCAAAGCCCTTTACGATTAGTTCAGAATCATTGTAGCTGAAGTATCCACTCTTCTGAGTAGCTTTCTTCAAATCATTGTAAACCTTCTTTGATTGCTTGTAGATAGGAGATACCCATCCGATGTTGCATCCTTTGCTATTGATAGCCCAGTATAGTAGTTGATTAATGCAGAGCAGGGTCTTCCCCCATTGACGGCCTATGCAGAGAACATAATACTTTGCATCCTCTGAATTGATGCTATTGTGTATCTCTCTTTGCTTGTCATGTGGTTTATATCCCTTGACGGTGTTACTCATCGAAGTCGAACTTCTCTACTTGCTTTTGCTCAATGTGTTGCTTGTCATGCATTCCGAGTCTGTTCTTTGCATAGAAAATACCCTTCCCTTCGTTGGCTACAATATCCTCTGCAAGTGCCTTGAAATCATCGTCAATGCTTTTTATAGTGTTCGATAAGGGGTGTGTTTCATCCCTCAATGCACCGTAGAATTGAGTCCTTTTAAGCATATAGAAATCAGGATGTTTTCTTCTTATCCAATGAAGCAGGAAGTATCTGATAGTAGGGATATGTCGATCCCTTACTTCAACTATCTTACCGGATCCTGTAGCCACTTCATTGTGATTATTGATACATTCATCACAATACTCCATAGCGATCTCCGTCAATCTGTCAGTATCAATATCCTTAAAAGGTCTTCCCATATCAAATCAATTTACCAACCTTACCCAGCTCTTTGATCACAGCTGAATTATTATCATAGTGAGTGTTTATCTTTAATCTCAGTACCGTTGCCACCTTATTCTTATTCGATCCTGTAGCATAGATCCTGCTGTTAGGTATTCCGAGTAAGTGTGCCTTTGATCTGAGTAATGTCTTATGTGAACGGGCTGAAATGATATACAGAACATGACCTTTATCTCTGAGCTTCAGAGCAAGGTCCATGCCCTTCTTTGTAGTCAGTACCCCATCATAATCGAATGAGATATGCTGAATAGGCTCGAATTGCTCCCACTTATACTGGCATACAGCATACCGCTGCCCTTCATCGGGATAGGTGTCCACGCTTTCCTGGTCACCCATGCAGCGATCTATCCAGTCCTCTTTAGTTTCCGTCCTCCTCGGTGTTGGCATCTTTACCAAATGTTTGAATGAGATATCTCTTTGTTGCCTTTCCGAAGTCAGTTTTCTCTATCTGCCTTCTGAACTTACGGTTACGCTTCATCTCCATGATGAGTGAATAGCCGATAGTAGCGAAGAACTCCTTCCGGGGGTCTTTAGTTTGCTGCTCCATTGAGGATATCGATTAATGTTTTCTTATTAGCTGTTGCCGGTGCTTCAAGACCTCGCTCCCTGAGCTGCTCCCACAGCTCACGCTTAGTGAGATCATTCCACTCGCTGATCTGAACTGTGATTGGTTCCGGTGCTATCTCTTCAGGTGTTGTCAGCTGTAGGTAGTTGTAAACGATATTCACCGCTGAAGGGATGCATCCATTACATCCTTTGGAGAGGATCAATCCTTTACCCCTTGATAGCTGAGTCACCTCATAGTAAACCACTGACAGATGAGCGAATTCTATTTTATTGAAGTCAACAGCTCTTCGCAGTACTTTCTCTTTAATTGCATTCAGGGATGTCATTCCCTCTTGTGATAGTATCATGATTCTATTTTATCTATTAGAGTAGCAATAAGGTATGCTGATGCACTTGTGACAGGTTCAAAGGTGAAAATTAATGTAGCCCACCATGTGATACATGGAGCGCAGTCCAGTAATTTCACATATTCAGTCGGAGGTATTCCGATAGCTTTCTTTATACGAAAGGACATATTCACCTCATGAGTAAGGATGTAAGCAATGAACCATCCTGTGATCATCAGCTCAGGAGTCCATATCAGCATATCTGTGACGTATTTCATCTTCTATAAAGTTAACAATTTTCGAGATAGTTCTTCGATTCACTCCTATTCTTTTGCTGACCTTGACAATGTTCGATGTTAATCTCACCTCTTTGTACAGCAGTACTTCAGTGTCGAAGCCTTCAATCTCAAGATCAAGGAGTATCTTATGAAGCAGGAAGGAATCGTATTTTGCATGATGCTGAATGATCTCTTCCTGATCAGATGGATCGATGTAGTCCGGGATTCTGTAGAGCTTATTGAATGAGCTCTTGTTGTTGATCCATGCATTGAACATGGACCTGAAGATATAAGCATCCATATGTTGAATGTTATCGGGGAGCTCACACAGGATGTGATGGAAGAGATCAGGGCCGAGATCACCAGCAATGCTCTGAGCATAGCCGTAATATTTAGTGATCTGGTCATTGGTTAGGTTCATCAGCTATTCTCAATGACGAACAACTCCTCTTCGAGTTGCTCTATTGCTTCGAGTTTCTCCTCATGATCCCACTCTGTAAGTACCTCTTGAGCTTTGATCTCTTCGATGCGATCCTTCAGTATCTCTGCCCTTGTTTTCATGGGTGTGAATATAGTGAAAAAATAACAAAGTGCAAACGCCATTTTTACGAGCGTCTGCACTACTGTTACCAATTAGTAACTTACCTATGAGTAACTTAAAAAATCAAATCAACTCATCAGCATTGATACCATGTTCTTCAAGGAGTTCATTGATTCTTTCCCATGCAGGATGATAATCATAATTAGTATCCTTGAATACCCTCCATCCGTTGTGTGTTAACTCCCAGATAAAAGCAGCCATGTCAGATGCTTTGCTCAGCTGGATAATCTCTTTAGGATCATCGGTTTCAAATGTTGCTTTCATTTCTATTCAAGTTAAGTCCTAATTTTT